TGCTATTGAAGATATAAGAGTTGGTAATGTGACACCTGACGAATTATATGAGAGAAGCATATCACAGTATCAAAAAGAAAAGATAAATGACAAATAGATATACGCAAGACATGACTGGAACTGGAGATCGTATTGAAACTAATGAGCCAGAACGATACTATGATTGGATGCTATGGCGTATGAAAAAAGAAGAAAATAAAGAAGCTAATAGACTTTATTATGCAGTCAAAGGACAGCTAATACCTGACAGCTGGAGCCAAAATGACATAGACAGAATGCATCATCAATATGTTAAAAGACTCTGGAGTAATAATGAAAGATTAGAGTACACCGAAGAACCTTTTAAAAAGATATGGAAAAAAAATTACATTTAAATGCATTTTTTCCTTTACATTACGTTAAAAGTATGGTATAATATATCTATAAAATGAAAAAAGGACTACAATATGACTCAATCAATCACTAAAAATATCACTAAAATAAACTATAACTTCGACCTACCATCTGATATCTCTATTACAGATTTCTTAACTATTTTAAATGATTTTCACCTTACTCTAATCTCATCCATACCAATCGGACCTGGTGGGGGAAATCCAAATATTACTATTTCTGCCACTCCAACATCCATTACGGCTTTTAAACATTTCTTATCTAACACATAAGATTTGTTTAACATGTTAATAACAAACTTTAAATTAGATGCATAAAGTCCTTTACATTAAGTTAAAAGTATGGTATAATAGATCTATAAAATGAAAAAAGCGGAGAATACTAAAATGTCAAAACCAATATCAGTTAAAAGATTAAAAGATCATATCTTAAAAGGTGATACTAAAGAAATGATAAGAGTTTTATTAAATGCTCTACCTTATCAAATAACTAGAGAAGAAAGAGGTACTGTAGTCCAAAAAGAACTTCTTAAAAGATATGTTATGGTAAAAGAAATGGAAGCTATGTTAAAAAAGGGAGTTATATAATGGGAATACATATTGGAAAGCACGAAAGATCAACAGCATGGATTGGTAGATTTGATCCTAAAGATCCAAGAGATATGGCTGAATTTGCAATGGTTAAATCTATTGTAAGAGCATGTAATTCTGATAAAACTAAATTTAGAGTTGAAAAAAAAGGTAGAAAACCAACTAATGGTTTTAATTACTTTGGCGATCCTAAAGGTGGTATGAAGAATGCTACACTATGGGATGTATATGTTTATAAAAGAACATACGATTATTATAATAACAAAAGGATTGGCTAATGATTATAGTTGATTACAGTGGTATTGCACTAGCGAGTATCATAATCAATAAAACATTTGATGAACAAATGATTCGTCATATGATATTGAATTCTCTTAGAATGTATCATAAAAGATACCGTGATGAATTTGGTGAAATGGTTCTTGCTGTAGATGCTGCAAACAACTGGCGTAGGAAAGCATTTCCACAATACAAAGCTAATCGTAAAAAAGATAGAGGTACTTCATCCTTTGATTGGAATGAAGCATTTCGTATTCTAAATCTTATACGAGAAGAAATCGGAGAAAACTTTCCATACAAAGTTGTTAAGATTGATGGTTGTGAAGCAGATGATGTTATTGGTACATTAGTCATTAAGAAATCAAGTGTTGATTTTAATCCAGAAAAAATCATGATTGTATCTTCTGACAGGGATTTTATACAACTACAAAGATTTCCAAATGTCAGACAGTTCTCACCAATTCTTAAGAAAGAAATTGTAGAAAAGAATGCTAGGTACTTCTTACTTAATCATATTATTCGTGGTGATAAAGGCGATGGTGTACCAAACATATTATCTAATGATGATGTATTTGTTGAAGGATTCAGACAAACACCTATGACTCAAAGAAAAGTAGAAGATATTATGGAAGACCTTGAAGAAGGTGAATTACTTTATGCTGCATCGTGGTATCGTAATTATTGCAGGAATGAAAAATTAATTGCTCTTAGCGAAACCCCACCCGAGCTCAAACAAGAAATTATAAATAACTATGAGGATCAAAATCCTTTAGAAAATAAAAGTAAAGTATTTCACTACTTAGTTACTAAGAGGTGTAATCAATTGATTGAAAGTGTACAGGAGTTTATTTAATGATTAAATATGTTTTTGAAATATTAGAAGAAGTTGGCAAACAACGGACTCGTGAAGAAAAAGTCAAGATTTTAAAAGAAAACGAATCATGGGCTTTAAAAGATGTCATACGCGGCACGATGGATGATAAGGTACAATGGAATCTTCCTATTGGTAGACCTCCATATACTCCTTCACCAGCTCATCACCACCCAGCAAATCTGTTTAGAGAAAATACAAAGTTTAAATATTTTGTTAAAGGTGGCCAAGGCGATAAAATGCCAAAATTTAAAAGAGAGCAACTCTTTCTAGGTATACTAGAAGGAGTACATCCTGAAGATGCTAAAGTTGTTTTGTCAATGATTAACAAAGAAAAACTTAAAGGTATCACAGAACCTGTAGTAAAGGAGGCATTCCCTAATTTACTATAACATCAACGAAAGGTAACACATGTTGCAACAACTTGAACGTTTACGTAAAGACTCTAATGAATTACACATTTATGCATTAAAACTTAAAAAGCGAGGTAAGTTAAATAAGATGAATATAATTTTAGAAAAAAGAAATTTCTTAGAAACCCAAATCAAGTTGATTAATCCAGAGGTAAGACTTTCTACTTAAAGAAAAAATTAATCCTTTACAAACAGTGAAATTTATGATATAATATATATTATTTGAAGGTGACAATATGAATATTTTTATACTTGACAAAAATCCAATTACAGCTGCACAAATGTTGTGTGACAGACATATTCCAAAAATGATTGTGGAATCAGGTCAAATGCTAAGTACTGCACATAGGTTGCTTGACGGCATACCAGAAAAGCGTAGGTCTAAATCTGGTAAGACCATTCAAACATACTTCTCTTTTGGCGATGAACGTGATGACATTTACTATGCAGCAGTTCATAAGTACCATCCTTGTACTACATGGACGCTAGCATCTAAAGAAAACTATCAATGGCATTATGAACATTTCATCGGTATGTGTAAAGAATTCGAACATAGACGTGGTAAAGTTCATAAAACTTATGAAGTTCTTAGTGAAGCACTTGCTAAAACTCCGATAAATATACCAAACACTGGATTAACCGAGTTTGCACAAGCTATGTCACATTATCCTGATTGTATAGTTAAAGGTGATGCAGTAACAGCATACCGCAATTACTATCACATGGCAAAATCATTTGCTAAATGGGATTGGGGCAGGCCTGCGCCAGACTGGTGGAAAGGATATCAAGGTGCCTAAATACACACTAAAGAAATGGATTGATGCTAAACACAGATACATTGAATGGGATATAACTTGTCCTTCAGATGAACTCGATGCTATATGTAACGAGTACAATGCTGAAAGAGTTTTGAAATTTCCAAGCGTTGTCAGTAGTCAAGGTAGTTTACTATCAAAGACTAGTAATGGTTGGAAAGACAATCTGAAAAGAATTAAATCTAAATCAGGTAGAGGTAATACAATTAAAGTATGAGCAAAAGCATCGTGAGATTTGAAAATTTAATTAATATAAAACCTATAACTAAGAATCAAGAAAAAGCTTTTGAATCTTGGCAACATAATGAAAACTTAGTACTTGCTGGTTCTGCTGGAACTGGTAAAACCTTTATTGCAATGTATTTAGCTTTACAATCTACATTAGAACCTGGTACGCCTTATCATAAAACAGTAGTGATAAGATCTATTGTACCAACACGTGATGTTGGTTATCTACCTGGCAGCTTACGAGAAAAAGCTGAACCTTTTGAAGAACCTTATAAACAAATTTCTTTAGAGTTGTTTAATTATGACTCTTCTGTATATAATAAACTTATAAATAACCATCAGATGGAGTTTTTAACTACATCATTCATTCGTGGCACTCAAATTAATAATGCTGTAGTCATCATAGACGAAATGCAGAATTTGAATTTTCACGAGCTTGACTCTGTAATCACACGTATTGGCCAAGATTGTAGAGTCATTTTTTCAGGCGATTACTATCAATCTGATTTTAAAGATGGTCATGAACGCGATGGTATTCAAAGGTTCCTAAGAATAGTCGAACGGCTAAAAAACTTTAGTGTTATAACATTCGGTTGGGACGATATTGTAAGATCTGATTTTCTCAGAGATTATATTATGACTAAAGAAATGTTAGGCATAAAATGAAATTTTTTATAATAGTATCATTCATTATGGCAAATAGCGCTGCAGTTGACCGACCGATTTATGTATTTGGAAAACCGCAATTTGAAAATATTAATAATTGTAAGCAGTACGTATCTGTAATGCATCAACGAATATACACAACAGCAAGTGCGTCATATAACTTTAGGTACACACCTGAAGCAATCTTTTGTTTAAACACTGAACAAGTTAAAGGTATATTTAAGTATAGTTATGATGAAAAGGAAAAGAAAAATATTTAAGCATGAAAAAATTGATATCGGATATGAAGACTTGGATGCAAACACTACCACAACTGGGAGAACTTATAGTACTCCTGATGGTAAGTCTTATCCTAGTGTCACAACAGTTCTAAGTATACTAAATGAACATTTTATTAAAGCTTGGCGCGAACGTGTAGGTGAAGAAGAAGCAAACCGCATAAGTGGTGTAGCTTCTAATCGTGGTACACGTGTACATAGTATAGTTGAGAAGTATTTAAAAAATGAAGATACAACAGAATTCCTACCAAACATCAGGCAAAGCCTTGAAAATCTCAAAACAGTCCTTGATCCAAATATTGGAAAGATATTCGGTCTCGAGGTGCCTTTATTTAGTCATCACTTAGGTGTTGCAGGTAGATGTGATTGCATTGCAGAATACAATGGTGTGCCATCTATCATAGATTTTAAAACATCCCGTTACATTAAGAAAAAAGAAAAAATCACTAATTACTTTGCACAAGGTGCAGCATACTCTATCATGTGGGAAGAACGCACAGGTATGGTAGCACCTAACATAGTGATCGTCATGGATGTAGATCATGAAAAGCCGTCAGTCTTTGTTGAACACCGTGACAACTGGACTGATTTATTGCATAACACAATAAAAGAATATAGAACAAGAAAGATGTTTGGACACTAATGAGTTTGATAGAAATACTAAATAAAAGATTTGAATTTGAAGAAATTACTAAAGGTTATAATGCAGAACGTGGATCTGATATAGATAGTATAGAGTGGTTTATTGAAAATGGTCATAGATCAAATTCTCTTCGTAATGGTTTTGATGATGCACTCAAAATGGCGAAGGAAATAAAGGAGTTTTCAAATGAATGCAAAACAGTTGGAGCCGGGGAGCAAATACGCAGCTTTTGACAAAGATGGCGATGGCATAGTAACTGACGAAGAATTTGAAATGGAACAAAAATTAGTAATGTTAGAGAATGAAGATAAAAGACAAGACGCTCAACGAAATATGGCATGGTTTGCCTTAGGTGGAATGCTATTATATCCAGCATTTGTTATTGTTGCTACATTATTTGGTTTAGATAAAGCTGCTAAGATCTTAGGTGATATGGCGGCTGTTTACTTTGTATCAGTTGCAGCAATTGTTGCAGCATTCTATGGTAAAGAAGCTTTAGCTAATAAGGCAGCAACAAAAAAATAAATAAAGGACTTTTGTTATGAAGAGAGTGATATACCAAGTTTACACTGGTAAAAGATCGAAGCTGTACGATCATTGTACAGCTTCGGTTAAAGCTTACGCTGATGAAATCTCTGTAGATTACATAGTACAAACAATCCCTAAAATGATGATTAAACCTGACGTATTTGCCACAAATCGTAGTAAAGAGTCATACGAAAAATATGGAGGGTTTTTACCAATATATGAAAAAGAAAACGCATTTGATTATTTTGATAAGTATGACCAAATTTGTATTATTGATGCCGATATCTGGGTGCGTCCTAAAGCACCAAACATCTTCTTGGAATTAGACGCTTTTGGTGGAACCACCGAATTTGCAGGAGTTGTGGAAAGAATGGCGCCAATCGAACCGTGGTATAAACAAAAATTAGCTGGATATACTAAGATGCAGTATTCTCAACTTACTGATGTTGATTGGGAATGGAACGAAGATGGTGCATTATTTTATAATATGGGTCTTATGCTTATGGATAAAAAAATTACTAAATATTTAAAAGGCCAAACCGGAAAACAATTTATACAGCGTTCAGAATTTAAAGACTTCATTGACGGCCAAGGTGCATGGAAGTGGAGCACAGATCAAACCTTATTAAACTATTGGGTTAAAAAAGAAAAAATGGTTCAGACATATCTTGATTGGAAATGGAATGCACTTTACACAGCAGTACCAAATGATAAAATAAAAGAAGCATATTTTGTACATTTCTTTCTTAAAGATAAATTGCCAAATCACGGTGAAAACGTTGATCAATTAATGGAAACAGTGTAAATATGTGCAGTATTCTTTTATCAAATAAAAAAGATAAAGCGTTATTACAAAATGCTAATACTTATATAAAGTTAAGAGGACCTGATCATACTAGTTTTTATGAAGCTGAAGGGCTTACTTTCATACATAATCTTTTAAGTATCACTGGTGATTTTATAACACAACCCTTCATTGATCATGAATCAAACATAGTTTGCATATATAATGGAGAAATATATAATGCATTTAATTCTGATGACAGTTATAAATCAGATGGCGAATGTATTATACCTCTTTATAAAAAGTATGGAAAGAACTTTGTAAAAAAACTTGATGGTGAATACGCAATTATATTAGTTGATTTTAAGAATAAAAATATTGTTTTAGCATCTGATACATTTTTAACAAAGCCACTATGGTTCGGTAAAAATGAAAATGATTTCACTATTGGAACATATAAAAGTTCAGTAGAACTCACTGGCATTAAAGCTACAAGAATGAAACCGAATACGTGTCAAGTATATGATTTAGAATTTAATCTTTTAGAAGAATTTACAGTATACGATTTTTGGTTAAATCAACATAAAAAAACTTATGATGACTGGAATAAAGCTTTTGAAAATTCAATTAAGAAAAGAGCTGCAAATAATGTTAGAGAAAATATATTTATAGGTATGAGCAGCGGATATGACAGTGGTGCTATAGCATGTGAGTTGAATAAACAAAAAATAAAATTTACTGCTTACTCTGTTTCGGGCAGTGAAAACAAAAGTATCATAAAGGATAGGTTCGACATAATCAATCAGAGTGCTGATACACATTATTTGGAAGGATGTATGGATGAATATGTTATGGCGAAAAAACATGTTGAAAAATATGTTGAACCATATACATATGAAATATTTTCAAATAGAAATAATTATAAAGAATTTATACCATTAACTCAAGATGGTGGTGCAAATGGTCTTTCGTTAGTTTGTTTTAGAGCAATAAAACAAAATAAAAAGATTTATATATCAGGCTCAGGTGCTGATGAAATATTTTCTGATTATGGATGGAACGGTAAAACTGTTGCACCGCATAGTAACTTCGGTGGACTCTTTCCTATGATGTTAGAATCAATTTTTCCATGGGCAAGTTTTTATGGAAGTTCACAAATAACTTATCTTACTAAAGAAGAAATGGTAGGTGGGTCATACGGTATAGAGTGTAGATATCCATTTTTAGATAGACAAGTAGTACAAGAATTTTTATGGTTAACAGCTGAACTAAAAAATAAATTTTATAAAAATGTTTTACATAACTATATGATTGAAAATAATTTTCCGCATCGTGCAGAAAAAAAAGGATTTTGGTACAAGGATTAAATATGAAAACTGCGATTTATCAATATTGGTATGGATCTAAACCTAAAGAATCAGCAAATGCTGGTAAAAAAAATATGGAAGCATATGCAAATAAAATTGGAGCAGATTACATATTTGAAACTGATCCTAAATTTTATGGTGGTCCTTGCTCTTTAGAAAAAAAATATTCTGCTTTAAGACCAATTTATGATGATACTTTTTTAAAATATGATAAAATAATGTATGTAGATTTAGATGTATTTGTTACAGATAATTGCACAGAAAATATTTTTGAAGAAGACATTAAACATTTTGGCATATGTGAAGAGCCATCCCAACCGGAATTACGAACACAAATTGTATCGGCAAATACATACATAAATAATTCAAATGATAATGTATGGGCTGGAGCTGTTAAAGATAAGTACGATTGTGATGTTAACAGAGATTCGAAAGGGCGTCCTCTGGTTTATAATTCAGGCATGATTGTTATTACAAACGATGGGCTAATCGAAGCTAGAAAAAAATTCACACCATTTCAAGTACATATTGATCATTTAACGTCTGCTGGATTAAGACAGTTTTACTTGTCTGATCAAACTTATTATCAAACAATGCTGCACACGTCTAGTGTAGATTTTAAAATTTTAGATTGTAAATGGAATTCACAAATACATTATCTAAGAAAAAACGGCACTAAAACAATTAATGATTGCAGAACTGAAAACACAAATTTTGTACACGTACAGATAGCCGGTGCTGATGACAAAGATGTAAATGCGCACTGGCGCATGGTAAATTTACCAGTAAGTTTATGGAACATAGAATAAAGGACAACAATGTGTCTAAGATAGTTATAACAGGAATCGCAGGTTTTATAGGCTTTCATACAGCATTGAGATTTGCACAACAAGGTTGGGATGTTGCTGGATTTGATAATTTTAATGAAGTAATCTATAAGAAAGATTTAAAATTAGATAGATTAAAGCATCTAAATGAGAATGGCGTAACAGTTGATTATATTGATCTTAAAAAATATAGTGATGTAGGTAAATATATAAAAAAACATAAACCAGATCTCGTTGTTCATTTAGCAGCTCATGCAGGTGTGCGTATATCAATGAACAAAAGCCAAGAATATATTATGAACAATATAATAGGAACACAAAATTTAATAGATGCTTTAGAGAAATATAAAATAGAAAATGTTATATATGCATCTACTTCTTGCACTATGGAAGGAAATTCTTTACCTTGGGCTCCTGACGAAAAACTAGGTCCACAACTAAATCCATACGGATACAGCAAACAAACAAATGAAAATCAATTTGAAATATCAAGCATTTCTAATGCAGTATGCTTAAGATTCTTTACAGTGTACGGCCCTTGGGGAAGACCCGATATGGCATTATTTGATTTTACTAAATCAATATTGAATAATAAACCTATAAATGTTTTTAATAACGGTGATATGAAAAGAGATTTTACTTACGTTGAAGACGTTGTACAAGGTATAGAAATTATTTCAAATAACATGACAAAAAGAGACACATATTGTCTTGGTTATGGAAAGCAAGTAGATCTTATGGATTTTATAAAGCACATAGAAACAAATGTAGGAAAAGAAGCTGAAAAGATTATGACACCAAAACATCCTGCTGACGCATTAGAGACTTGGTCAGATACTACTAAGATACAAAAATTAGGTTATAATCCATCAACGCCTATAAGCGAAGGTGTTAAGAAATTTGTTGAATGGTATAAGAACTATTACATTCATAATAATATAATAAGAGAGGCCTCATGAAAAATAGAAAAATAATAAGTTGCGGATCAAATAAAGGCGGCGAGTTTGACGCATGGAGAGAATCGAAAATTTATGATCCCGAGGTTTTAATATATGCTTTTGAACCAGAACCAAGATGTTTCTCTTTAATAGAAGAAGTTCAGAAAATAACACCTAATATAACTCACATTAAGGAAGCTGTATCAACTTATGACGGTATAGAAACATGGAATGTAGGAGGTCTAACAGTGTCTGGAACTTTGCGTCAGGATAAAAACTGGGGACTAACTGGTAAAACGGTAATGGTGAAGACTTTAGATTTTAGTAGATGGCTTAAAGAAAACATTAAAGAAGATGATTATGTTTTTTGCACTATGGATATAGAAGGATCTGAGTATGATGTAATTAAACACTTATTTGCAACAGGTGCTATCGATTTAATTAATAAGTTTTATGTTGAGTTTCATGACGTTAAGTTAGATACTGATATGCAAGATGAAGAAAAGAAACTGAAAAAGATGATAACAGAAAAGTTCGGAACGAATTGTTTCTTTAGATTTGTTGAAGGCAACTTTCGAATGTTTAAACAAGCTCATCCAGATTTAGATCAAAATATGTATAACAATATAGGACCTCTGTGAAAAATATAATCCTTCAACATTTTGATGGAAAGCTTAGAGAGCTAGACAGCTTGTCTATGGACAACATTAGTGCTTATTCTAAAACAATAGGTGCTGAATACGAATTAGTTCAGAGTAAACCATTAGATGAAAACTTAACTTCACCATGTCAAAAGGCGTATTGTATTGATAACCATTGGGACAAGTACGATAATGTTTTAATGCTTGACATCGACGTTTTCATTAGAAAAAATTTAACAGAAGATATATTTAAAGTTCCAGGTCACGGAATTCATGGAGACACTCAAGCCAGCTTAAAAAGAAAGTTGATCGCAAAAGGAAAGATAGCAGAACATAATCCGTATTGGGCTGGATCTATATATAAATTCAGTAAAAAAGAAAGAGAACTTCTGAGATCCGCCATGCCTGAAAATTCTAATTGGATGCGAACTTATAGTGTACCATATCAATTTGAAGACGAAGGAATATTGGCCGAACTCGCAGGAAAGGTTAACTTTCCAAGTATATATTTAGATTTTAAATGGAATCAATGTAGTTATTTACCAAATCCGCAGAATGCAAAGATGCTTCATATAAGAACAAAAAAGCCGGGTCATCTTACTGGTACATGGGAAACCGGTGATAAAAGACCTAAGATTGAAAACTACTATGATTTAAAAATGAAAGGAATAATATGAACTTAATTATGCAACATTGGAACGGCGATCTGCCTAGATGGGCACAATTAGCTGAAAGGACTGTAAGAGATTATGCAACAGACATAGGTGTTGAGTATGAGTTAGTTCGTGGTCATCCACTCGGTGAAGCTATGGGTCCTAATCCTCAAAAAGTTTGTTACTTACTTGAAAAATATGATAAGTATGAATATACACTTATGATAGACATGGATATGATTGCAACAAAACAAAGATATAACGTTTTTGATATTCCGCAAATCGGTGTCATACACGATAGGGCAATGAAAGATGATGGTTCTTCACAGACACCTGGTGCGGCTCCAGAATTATACAAAAAAGGTGAATACATATTCTTTGGTAATTTTATTAAGCTACATAGAGATCAAAGAATAGCATTAAGAGAGCATCTTGACATTGATTACATAGCTTCTAAAACACTTAATACTTATGCTGGAGATGAAACAGTTCTTCATTACTTAATTCATAAATCAGGCATTCTTAAAGATAAAACAATTGAAGAAGTTTGCATGAGATGTAGTGGTACTTCTTATAAAGATATTCATTATAGAAAACATAATCGCTTTGATAGAAAATTTGCTAATGATCCTTTTGCTTCAAATGCATTTGTAGATAGATCAGATAAAGACGCTGCATTTCTACACTTTGGTCAAGCTAAAAAAAATAAAATTGAGGATTTCGTAAAAGGAATATACGGAGACATATATGCACGTATTTAAACCATCAAGCGAAGGTTGGCTAGGAAAGTATGAAGATAATACTTTTGAAAACTATCAACTTAAAGAATACAATAAAGCTGTAAGTTACGTTAAGAGTAAAAGAATAGCAATAGATGTTGGAGCAAATTTAGGAATAATGTCATATAGAATGTGCAGAGAGTTTGACCATGTGCATTCTATAGAGCCCCTATTTGCAAAATATATAAAACCAAATGTTAGAGCCGACAATATTACTATTCATGAACTTGCTGCAGGCGAGACTGAAAAGACAGTTTTAATGAGAGTTGGTCAGCATCATTCTGGTGGATCAGATGTAGTTGAATGGACGAACGATTTAACTCAAACTTACAATCATAATATTAAATGTGTTACTGTAGATTCTTTAAATATTAAAGACGTTGACTTTATTAAGATAGATGTAGAGCAATATGAATGGTTTGCTTTGCAAGGAGCAAAGCAAACGATAGAAACATATCATCCTATTATAATGATGGAAGTTAAAAAAGACAATCCCTATAGAGATCAGATCATGAAGCTCATGAAAAATCATGGTTATGAATATGAACCTATAGGGGAAATGGATTTTGTATTTAAATAATGCTTAACACTTTGCTTGAAAGATATAAATCTAAAAGATTAAAGTACCACTTATACTATGAGAAAGAATTCTTTGATCGTAGATTTGAACCACTTATGATATTGCAAGTTGGTATAGAACCAAGCTTACAAGTTTGGCAAAGATACTTTACTAGATCTCAAATATATTGTATAGACAGGTTTGTATACACAGATCCTAAAAATATTTCTTACTTAGATGAAGAAAGAATACACTGGTCAAGGTGTGATGTAAATAATAAAAAGCAGCTTAATCATGTTATGATAGACATATGGAAAAAACCACGGTTTAATATTATAATAGATAATATTAGTGATCATAAAACAATGAGACACTACGGTGTTGACAAGTACTATAAAGAGGTTAACAATGAAGTCTTTTGCCATAATTGTTGAAGGCAATAAAATATCTGAATCAGGCTATCGAGAACTCAAAGAAAGTTACGATAAGTATGGTTATGAAGATGAATTACAAATTCAACCTGCAATACCACCAGAAAAAGCAGAAGGTTATTGTGGTGGCAATGGTTTGTATTGGAACTATCCTTGGGAAGGTACTGAAACTGATTTAAAAACAGGTCTTATAAAATCTGCATATCCAACTCAAGATAAAAACAAAAGAATATCATGTTTTTTAAGTCATTGGTATTTGTGGCATAAGTGTAAGAACTTAGATGAAATGATAATGGTGTTTGAACATGACTCTCGAATCATACGTAAACTACCTGCAGATAGTACATTCCAAAAATCTCAGTTTGATATTGTAGGTATAAATGATCCATCAATGGCAACAAGAAAATCTAAAATGTATCACGATATGATACTTAAGAACACCGAGTTCTTTCAACCGGTTCCACATATAGATGAGTTTAATATACCACAAGGATTAGCAGGCAATTCAGCATATGTCATCAAACCTGCAGGTGCAATCAAGATGATAGACTTAGCACAGGAACACGGTATGTGGCCTAATGATGCATTAATATGTTATCAACTTATTGAGTCACTTGGAGTAACACGTAACTTTTATACAAGAGTTCAAGGATTGAGGTCAACAACAACACTATGAAGATGTACGTAATAACAATAATGGACAATAAAAGATCAGTACAGGTTGCTGATAGATGTATACAAAGTGGATTAGTCTTCGGCAATAAGATAGAAAAACATCCTGCATTCTCTCCACAAAATTGTAATGTATATGAAGAACTTGAAAAACATGGATACGATAAAGCTGGATTTATAGAGAAGTACAGTAGACCAGAGAACTGCATTGCAGGATTCTTAAGTCATCATAGCTTATGGGAAAAGTGTATTGACTTAAGTGAACCTATAGTCATATTTGAACATGATGCTGTAGTAATAAATGACATACCAGAGTTACCTATGTTCGACATATTGAGTATTGGTAAACCATCTTACGGTAAATTCAATACACCATCATTTTTAGGTTACGGTGCATTAGTATCTAAACCATACTTTCCAGGAGCACATGCATATCGAATTACACCGAAAGGTGCGGCTGCATTAATTAATGAAGCTCAATTTACCGCAGGTCCGACAGATGTGTATATACATACCAGTAAATTTACACTAGGTGAATTCTATCCTTGGCCAGTAGAAGCAAGAGATAGTTTTACTACAATACAGAAAAAAGAAGGTTGCTATGCAAAGCACAACTATGGCGAAACATACGACATTATATGATGAGGCTTTCTTAACCGGTTGTGATAGTTCACAAGAGTGGATGCTTATTTGGTTTTTAAAGAATTATAAAAAGAACTCAGCTAAACCTCTAGTGTTTGCAAACTTTGGAGTAACGGATGCGTGTCTTGATATTATGAGAGCTAACTGTCATGCCATAATGGATATGACAAACACTGAAGAAAAAGGCTGGTTTAAAAAACCGTTGTCAATGATAAAGTGTCCAGCACATAAAACTGTCTGGATTGATACTGATTGCGAAATACGTATGAATATAGACGGCATATTCGATTTACTCGAACCAAACATTCTTAACATGGTAGAAGATGAACCATGGTCAATGCGAGCAGGTGAAAAATGGCATAACTCAGGTGTTGTTGGTGTCATAGATAAACCTATGATATTAAAACAATGGGCTTTTGAGATTAGAAAGAACGGCGGTCAAGAAGGAGATCAAGAAGTACTTCATTCTATGTTAACTCCTATAACAAAGATTAACGCAATACACAATTTGCCTAACGAATATAATGTATTAAGAATACAAACGGAAGTTGACAGAACATATGATGGACTTATACGTATAATGCACTGGACGGGTTACAAAGGTAAAATTATTATTAAAGGATTGGTATGAAAAGAACAGTACATATAATTGGTAATGGTGATCACGCTGGATATTATTGGAATGCACCAAGGCATGGCATGAAATTAACATGTAATGTTCCACCATTTGCTATATCTAATGTTTATGCTACTATTATGGTTGATTTTAAGATGATGAAAGCTATTCATGAAGGATCAGTAAGTTTTACTAGTGAATGGATAGTTGGAATGAGACCTAAAATATACATGAGTGAAAACCCATCATTCCATATTAAGATGGCTCCCTACATCAAAGAATTCTACGTAGAGCTACCGAAGTATGTAGCAAACTACACAGACTTCAACTGCGGTCACATGGCAGTTCACTATGCAGTGAACAAAGTAAAAGCCGAAGAAGTCCACATGTATGGATTCGATTCTTTATTTGATTTTAATCTTAGAAGTTATACTGATCTGTTTCTAAATTCAGACAGAGGTCATGGTAATAATATCAGACTTACAACTAATTGGCGGCCGGTATGGGAAAATATGTTTAAAGAGTTTCCAAATACAAAATTCGTTTTACACCATAAGCACAATGCGATTAAAGTTAAGGTTGGTGACAATGTTAAGATAGTAACATACGATAAGATGGCTACTCCACTAGAATAATTTTTTTCATTTAAGTGCATTTTTTCCTTTACATTCCTTGAGTTTTATGGTATAATAGATCTATACAATAAAAAAGGAGCTTAAATGTTTAATATCGAAGAATTAAAAAAGATCAGAGAATCACTGACAGACCTCGGTGATATCGTATGGAATGACATGGATTCACACGATCCTAAAACAATCAGAAATCTCGATGAAGCATTAGAAGCAGTAGATAAAGCTATAAATAAATGTGCATAAAGTGCATTTTTTCCTTTACATTCCTTGAGTTTTATGGTATAATATAAGTATAAAATAAAAAAAGCGGAGAATACAATATGTCAAAATCAAACACTTACTTTTACGATTCAGTAGAAGACTTTAACGAACAGGCTGTAGATATAATAGAAGATTCTACTGCATTAACAGAAGCATTAACAAGAGTTGAAAGTGTCCGCGAAGTTTATTTTAACTTCATAGATGCAGCTCAAACTGCTGATGAAGTTGAGATGCATTGGTATGCTTAATAATATCAATGCTATGAAAGCATTTATTGCAGGTACCGTAGGATTTTTAGGACTATCATTCTGTGCTCCACAATCATATGCAGCATCAAAATATGAAGGTACTGCACACCAACAAATTGTCTGTTTAGCCGATAACATATATTGGGAAGCACGTAATCAACCAGTAAGAGGTATGTTTGCGGTAGCATTTGTAGTTGACAACCGTGTTAGTGATAAACGTTATCCTGATACATATTGTGAAGTAATACAGCAAGGTCCAACAAGACCATCTTGGAAGGATAACACAATATACTTTCCAGTTAAAAACAGATGTCAATTCAGTTGGTACTGTGATGGTAAAGGTGATGATATACCATCATATGATAGAGAAGTTTACAATATTGCATTAGAAATAGCAAGAGTTATATTCTTTGGTCAGTACAAAGATGATATAACATATGGTGCAACACACTATCATGCCGACTACGTATTTCCATCATGGCGTAAACAAAAAACTAAAACTCTAATAATAGCTGATCATATTTTCTATAGATGGGAAAAATAATGGAAGAAGAATGGTGGCAACACTACTGTTGTGTCCAAAGAGAAGTGATGGGATTTCAAAAAGGTGTACCATGCGATTGGTGTGATGAAGAAGATCCAAATCCATTTTCGATTAAAGTAATTGTAAGAAATGATCCTGGAGGCGAGCATGAGTAGTATTACATATGGTGATAGTGATTTTGATGTAAATTTAATGTTAGCTGTTCATATCGTGAATAGGTATAAAGATGATATAAAAACAGGTGCTATACATGAAAACAATCAAACTGTAATCAATTGGGTTAACACCGCTAAAAAAGTAATAGAGGATAAAAATAAGTGACTGTTACATATATGAAAGAAGGTTCGCCTAAGTCTTGGGATAAAAAACTACGAACTTATGAAGTAACTTATCCTAGCGGTCAAAAGGTAATGTGGAAAAATATTACTGCTCGTGATTGTTTAACAAAGTATGAAGGGCATAACTCGATGTATGAATACAAATGTCAATTGAGAGAGTTAGGTGGAAAAGAATTACAATTAATACAAATTATGGAGAAGAAATGAGCAATGAATTAATAAAAAGACCAGATATATCTTATAAGTTTAATGAGAATATATATGTAGAAGAGTTAATGGATGTTATCAATAATACGTATAAAGGACATTATTCTAGAGAACAGTTTCAAGCAACTGAATTCATAATCGATGGTGGTCATGGTACTGGATTTTGTATCGGTAATATAATGAAATATGCTCAAAGATATGGTAAAAAAGGTAATACTGATGACGCTAGAAAAGATATTATGAAAGTATTGCATTACGCAATAATGATGCTGCACGTACATGATATAGATGAATTTGATAAGTGTGCTAATATAGATTCAAATGAAGAATAAAACATCCACTTACAATTCTTGATTGATATAAATAGCTGTATGAAAAGACAAATTTTAAAATTTAAAAAAGAAGGCATATCGTCATATGATGACATAAAGAATGATATTCTTCAAAAATTAGATGACAATAGTAAAGCTTACATTACTAGTATACATGAATCAGCTAAAGTTAGTTATGGTTGGAACGACTCTGAAAAAAGACTTTATGTAGATCGAACATGGAATGATGTAGACTACGATGATTACATAAATAGTTGGACTTCTTTAAAGAATGCATTTAAAGCTAAATTAGCTGTCGATGGCTATGAATTCACAGAAACAGTCGAAGACGTTTAAAAAGATTTTTCATATAAATAGTAATACATTACACGTTCACCCGTAAGGGCGGAAGTAGGCAGTCGCTGAAGGAACGCACTCTAACTATTAACTAGGGAGGGTGGCAAAATGACATACAGACCATTTCAATGGAAGATGTTTGTTAAGGCTCGTAAACGTGCTTTAGTCCATAAGATACTAAACTATCGTTTACAACCAAGAGTTGCTTAATAAACTTTAGTATTCTTATCGATGCGCTTAGGTACGCATATCGCTGTATATGTTAAGAACTTAGGCGCATCTTCTTTTGCTGATTTGTTTGGAACAGACGGTTGATTGTTTAGTCTAGAAGCAAAATATTTACATCTGTCAATGTCATAGAAATACATGTCTTGACTTTCTATTTTAGCGCCTAAGTAAACCATTAATAAAAACGCATGCATTATTACGTATCCTTAAACTTAGGTTTCTCTCTCATAGATAATTGTGAATGAAATTTAGTTTTAACTAGCGTCTTATCTTGGCAGTTTTGTAATAATATTTGTATAGCTTTATAGCCATCACCCATAAAGAGAAGCGTATTACCTGAATACAATCTTGCTTTTGATGTGTTATTTAGATCTAATTTAAATGCTTCATGTTTGAATATCATTAACTTTTTCTTTACACTCACATGTCTGACATACGTCATTCATACATTTTTGACAACCGTTTGAATAACAATGGCATTCATGTCCACAATATGTACAATGTCTTTCTTTACTAACGTTAGATTCGCCTATCATAATTTCTCCTATTATTTAACAGCTTCATTTAAACTTTCTATAACACTTCCAATGTTAGGTTCTTCACCAA